AAATGTTCTTGATCCCATTCCATTTTATTTTCTAACGAATCAAAATTTATAGCAGACAGTCTTTCAGGAAACCATACAATTTTAGCTTTCATGATTTTCATATTATTTATAATTAAAAAAATTAGCCATTACATATCTTGTTGCTGTTACCTCGTTAAATTGTAAAGAAGTATGGTGTATTTTAGAATCAAAAATTAACGCTCTATTTTCTTTAAATCCTATGTGTCTATTTAAAACAAGTTCATCATTTTCTTTATGATAAAAACCAGTACCACTATTTAAGATATTAATTCCTTTTAAATATACTAAACAATTCACATCTGAATGATCAGTATGAGGAGATGCTTCTTTGTGTTTGGTACTTAAAAAATAATTATGCTCTGCGGAAACTAAATCTAGTCCATACTCAGATAGTATTTTAAACACTTCTTTCACTGCAAAATGGTTTTTATTTAAAGGCACATTAAAATATATTTTTTGATAAATATTCTTGTCTTCTTCTCTAGATGTATTATACCGGCTTTGAAAGTTTAATCTTGAAATATCATAAAGTATTTGATTATAAACTTTTTCCTCAAAAAAGTTGTCTTTTACTATTAAAAAATCTTTTATATTAGTGGCTTTCATTCTCTATATATTTACTATATAATATAAATGTGTTATATCAAAGGTTTTTTTATGTTACAAAAATTAGGATTTCTACCAGGATTCAACAAACAAGTCACAGAGACCGGGGCCGAAGGTCAATGGTTTGATGGTGATAATGTACGTTTTAGATATGGCACTCCTGAAAAAATTGGAGGTTGGGATCAATTAGGGTCTGATAAATTAACAGGTGCTGCGAGAGCTATTCATAACTGGGACGACAAAATAGGGTTAAAATATTCTGCAATAGGGACTAATAGAATTCTTTATGTTTATCAAGAGGGAGTATTTTACGATATTCATCCTATAAGAGCTACAATTACTGGTGCTAATTTTACAAGTACATCTTCTTCAGCAACGGTTACAGTAACAGTCTCATCTACCGCAAATTTATTTGATGATGACATAGTCATGTTTGAAGATGTTTCTGGTTTATCTGGATCTACTTTTACTAATGCTACCTTCGAAGGCAACAAATTTATGGTAACTTCTGTTTTAAGTGCCACTACTTTTAACATAACTATGGCCTCTGTTGAATCAGGATCAGCTTTAACAAACGCTGGTACAACAAAAGTTTTATACTATTATCGTGTAGGGCCTTCTCAACAAGAATCAGGTTTTGGTTGGGGAACAGGTTTGTACGGTGGTACCGTAAGTGGAGCAGCAACAACGACACTAGCTTCTGGTATTAATGATACGGTAACTAATATTCCTTTGACCAGTTCTGCAGCTTTTCCTACTACTGGAGAAATTAGAATTGGATCGGAAGATATAAGTTTTGCAGCCAATAATACGTCAACTAATATTTTAAGTGGGGGTGCAAGAGAAATTAATGGCACAACAAAAACATCACATAGTGGAGGAGATACAGTAACAAACATTACAGACTTTACTCCATGGGGAGAATCTTCATCAACTTCACAGTTTACAATAAGTCCGGGTTTATGGGTTTTTGATAATTTTGGTACAAAATTAATTGCACTTATATATAATGGCGAATGTTTTGAATGGGATGCAGCAGCTACAAATGCAGTAACCACAAGAGCGACTATTATATCAGGAGCACCAACCGCTTCACGTCATGTATTGGTATCTACACCCGATAGACACTTAGTGTTCTTTGGAACAGAAACAACTATTGGTGATAAAAGCACACAAGATGATATGTTTATTAGATTTTCTGACCAAGAAAATATTAACGAATATACTATTACAGCTGAAAATACTGCGGGTTCACAAAGATTAGCTGCGGGATCTAAAATTATGTCTGCTGTTAAAGGTAGAGATTCTATATATGTTTGGAGCGACACTTCATTGTTTTTAATGCAGTTTGTTGGATCACCATTTACATTTGCTTTTGCTCAAGCCGGCACTAACTGTGGTTTAATTGGAAAGAACGCAGCTGTTGAAGTTGATGGTTCTGCTTACTGGATGTCGGAAAATGGTTTTTTTACTTATGATGGTCAATTAAAATCTATGACCTGTTTAGTTGAAGATTTTGTTTATGATAATCTTAACTCAGTTCCTAGAGATTTAATTAATGCAGGTGTTAATAACCTTTTTGGAGAAATTAATTGGTTTTATTGTGCAGGAACTGCAACAACTGTTAATAGGGTAGTTACATATAATTATTTAGATTCAACAAAAGAACGTCCTATTTGGACAACAGGGACTTTAAATAGATCTGCTTGGGTAGATTCTGCTGTATATGATAAACCACACGCTACACTTTATGATCCTAGTGACAACAGCTCTTACGATGTTACTGGAAACACAGATGGAAGTAGTATATACTATCAACACGAAACAGGGACAGATCAGGAAAATGCAGGTGGTGTAATTACAGCAGTTACTGCCAACATTGTTTCTGGTGATTTTGACATAACACAAAGAAGAAGTAGCACAGGACAAGTAGTAGGGACACCGGACCTAAGAGGAGACGGGGAATACATTATGAGAATTACTAGATTTATTCCAGATTTTATAGATCAAACTGGCGACACTCAAGTTAGTTTTACAACTCGAGACTACCCAAACAGCACTCCGACAACTACAAATTTTACGACTACTACATCTACGACTTTTAAAAGCACTAGACTTAGAGCTAGATCAATTGCATTAAAAGTAGCTAACACAAGTTCTGGTCAAGATTGGAAACTTGGTACATTTAGATTAGACATTGCACCGGGAGGAATGAGATAATGGCTACAGATCAAGAGATACGAGACGCAGGTTTTAAATATATCCCTCAACAAAAGTATTTACAAAATCCTTTTGAGTTACCCGAGAATCAGGAAACAGTAGTTGATAAAGGTATTGTAAGCACAGATGCTTTTACAAACAGCGGCGGCGGAGGAGGTGCTTTTGATCCATACAATGTAGACATGAGCACAATCAGACAAGACTACAATGTATTTCCAAGTAGACAGGCTGCTGAAATATATTCTAAAACATTTAATCCAAAGCCTTATGGCACTGGTGTAGAAAGTGCACAAGCAGCCTATAATCAAGCTAACAAAGCACTAGCTTTAGGAATGGACCCTAACAGTCCAGGTTATGGTTCTTTTACTGGTGGAAAATTAACAGGTTTAAAAGACATAGCTAATGAAATTATAATGAACAACAAAGAACAGTACGGGGCTCAGGGACAATACGTTAACCCATATGACCCTAACTATTCTTCAATGGAAGAAGCACAAAAATTTATGGCACACCCGCTATTTGAAAAGTATTACGGAGTAAATGAAAAAGGAGTTCAGCTTCCTGGAATATTAGGAGTAGGTCTAGAATTTTTAAAAAGAAAAATGCCAATTAATGAAAGAGCTATCATGGAAAATGAAGCAAGAGGTGCAGGTATATTTACAGATGACATAGGTAGAATTGTTACTGATGATTATAATACTGCTGGCGGTATTATGGCAGGATACAATCTTAATAAAATAGATGCAGGTACATTTGATAAACGAAGAAGTACAATAGAAAAAACTATTGCAGATAAAAAAGCAAAAGGTTTAGATACTACGGTGTTAGAAGAAAGGTTGGGTTTATTAGATGAAGCAGAGGCAGAGATTTTAGGAGCACGTAAAAAAACAGACCTAATTTATAAAATGAGAAAAGATAAAAAAGATACATACGAGAAAAGAAAAAAAGAAGAAAAAGCAGCAGCGGCAACAACGACAGCAGCAAAAACCACAGATGTAAAAGACACAAGCGGGGGATATGCCGGAACTCCTGGAGGAAACACAGGAGATCCTGGGGGAAATTTTGCTAACATAGATAACAGTGGTAAAAACTACGGTCCATATAGTAAACCTTCTCCTGCACCTCAGTACACTAGTCAAGATGACACCAGAGAATCGCGAAGAGGAAGATACTTTTATGGTGGTAGAGTAAATTTTAAAAATGGAGGACTAGCAAGTATTTTATAATGGCTAAAATAGTAGAATCATTAACTAGAGCAGAACCAGAATACAACCAAAGAAATATACAGTCTTTGGTTAGGGATCTTGACTCAGTAATTACAAAATTAAACACAACGTTTCAAGAAGAAGTAAAACAGGAGATAGAAGCTAAAAGTTTCTTTTTAGAATAATGGCAGTAGTAAACCAATATAAATTTGTAGGTATAGATAACAGTACAACAGGTGGTGCACTTACACCACTAGGATCAGGTAACCCAACAGTTAATGAAACGTATATTATAAAATCTCTTCTTGTTACATCTGCTGGCACACCTACAGTAACAGTTACAAACAATAGTATTACAGCTATTAAATCTGTAGCCCTTACAGCAAATCAAACAAAAGAATTATTAACCCAACCTTTAATAGTAGAAGGCGGTAAAACTTTTACAGTGCAATCAAGTAATACAGATTCATTTGATGTAGCAATAAGTTATTTAAATATTAAAAAGGAGAAACTAGACTAATGAGTGAAATACAAATGTTAACACCAGAAAAAATAATAACAACAATTAAGAACAAGAAAACAGGTGAAGTTTATGAGACTGAAGAGGCTCTAAAAGCTGCTAATATACCTGAAGAAGACGTGCAAAGAGACGTGACAGTTATCATGCCTTCTCTTGATTTATTGGGTAAAACCAAGTAAACATAGGAATTAAGGTAAAATTATGGCAATATCTAGAATGCAAGAACCCCAACAAATACAATCAGGAATAGGTTCCTTACAAGATCCTAGACAAGGTTATTTCTTAGGTAAACTTGTAAAGAAAGCTGGTCGTGCTGTAAAAAAAATTGTTAAAAGTCCTATAGGTAAGATGGCATTGATTGGTGGTCTTGGTTAT